CGTCACAAACGTAAGCATTTCAAGATCATTTGATGAACTTGAAGTAACAGCAATGGGTGATTCAGGACACAAGTTTGTCAAGGGTCTTGAAGCATCATCTATCACAATCGACTTCTTAAACGACACAGCATCAGCAAACGTTCTTGCAACACTCCAGGCAGCATGGGGAACAAACGTTCCAATCGTGCTTCTACAGACAAAGGGAACAGCAGTTTCAGCGACTAACCCTCTTTACACAGCAACATGCCTTATTAACAACACAACCGATATCAACGGCGCAGTTGGAGATATGTCCACACAGAGCATTACTTTCAATGTTTCAGGTACAATCGCTGTAGCAACAACAGGTTCATTCTAAACAACTAAGTAAGGGGCTAACATGGCAAAACTCAAAGTAACAAGGGCTGATGGACAAGTGCAGGAGTTCGAGATAACTCCGGTGCTGGAATACAGCTTTGAGCAATATGCTAAGAAGGGCTTTCATAAGGCTCTTATTGAGGATCAGAAGCAATCAGATGTTTACTGGCTGTGCTGGGAAGCAATTAGACGTTCGGGTGAAACAGTCAAACCTTTTGGGGAATCATTCCTCGAGACACTCAAGTCAGTTGAGGTCTTAGAGTCTGACCCTTTAGGGTAGATCGGAACTCCCTCACCTATCTCGCAGCTCGATTGAGTTACGAGTATGGAGTTCCCTTCCAAACCATTGTCGAACTTCCGGCTATGGCGTTCAAGGCACATATAGAAGTCCTGAAGGACTTAGCGAAGGAGCGAAACGATGCCAGTAAAGCTGCAAGGCGCGGTCGCTCTTAGAAAAGCCTTAGCGATAATTGAGCCTACCCTGGCAAAAGAAACAACCAAAGAAATTGCGTCCTTTCTTAAACCTTTAACTAAGAACGGTCGAGGCTTTTTGCCTTCTAACGAGGAAGCACCATCAGGCTGGCTCAAACGCCCTAATGCCGGTGGTCGCTGGGCTAATCGTTATTACGACCAAAGCATTGCGCGTCGTGGCATTAGTTTTCGTGCAACACCAAGCAAGCCTAATCGCAACGGCTTTCAAGCATTGGCTTCTATCTTTAACAAGTCAGCAGCTGGGGCAATTTATGAGACAGCAGGGCGCAAGTCTGGGGTAACTGGAAACTTTACCCCAAGACTCGGTGGCAAGTTATCTGGTGAAGGTCAGAAAATGACAGGTCGTGCAATCTTTAGAGCCTTTGAAGAAGATCGTGGCAAAGCCCAAGATGGAGTAGTCAAGGCAATCTTTAAGGCAAAGGCTAAGTTCGACTCAATGAAGGATAAGGTCTAATGGCAGATTTAAGAATTGATTTAGCAGCAGAATTCAAAGGCAAGAAAGCATTTAAGCAAGCTGACAAAGCCACGACCTCACTTGACAAAGCAGTAGGGAAATTAGGCAAGCAGTTAGCATCAGTTTTTGCTGCCACTAAGGTTATTGCCTTTGGTAAGGCTTCTGTCAAGGCGTTTGTAGCCGATGAAGCAGCAGCTACTCGACTTGCTACAGCAGTTAAGAACCTTGGTTTAGCCTTTCAACAGCCTTATATTGATAATTACATCTCCAAGCTAGAGCAAACTTCTGGAGTACTTGACGATAACTTAAGACCAGCATTACAGGCATTACTTACAACAACTGGATCGCTAACCAAGTCTCAAGAATTCTTAACAATGGCTATCGAAGCCTCAAGAGCAACTGGCATTGAACTGACAACTGTTGCACAAGATATAGCCAACGCTTACAACGGCAATACTCGAGGACTAAGAAAGTACAACCTAGGACTAACAAAGGCGCAGCTTACAACAGTTTCATTTACAGAAGTCCAAAAGCGCTTTAATGCTCAGTTCTCCGGCGCTAACGCAGCATTCTTGGATACTTATGCAGGCAAGTTGCAGATCCTTACAGTTGCCTCTGAAAATGCTAAAGAAACAATTGGTAAAGGCTTAGTCGATGCCTTGGCTCTTGCAGGCGGCAAAGATGGCGATGTTCAAGATGTTGCCGATGCGATGTCTAATTTATCAAATTACACCGCAGATGCCGTTCGCGGCGTTGGAGTATTGGCTGGCAAATTAACTGATTTAGATAAGAAGTCTACAGGTGGAATTTTAAGTAAGTTGCTATCAGCCAACTTTGAATACAGCTTACTTGGTTACTTGGCTAGATTAGGCAATGAAGCACAACCTAGCCCAAGAGCAGGTCGTAGATTTATGGGTGGAAGCGGTACCAGCGGTGTTGATCTAATAGAGAAAAAACGCCAAGAAGATGCAAAGAAACTTAACGCTCAACAAATCAAAGCGCAAAAGGCGCTTTTAGCAGAGCAGAAAAAACAACTTGCCCTTAAAAAGGCTGGCTCAATCTTTGACTTAGAACAAATTCAACTAATTGCTGCCCTCAAGGGTCAGTTATCTGATGAAGATCGCAAGCGCGTAGAACTGCAGTTTGCTTTACTTCAAGGCAATACCAAGGAAGCCCAATTACTTACCTATGAATTAGCCAAGGCTCAAGGATTAGGCGAGAAAATTGCCAAAGATTTAGCAAGCCTTCCACAAGCTGCTAACCCTTTTGCTTCATGGTCTGCTTACCTAGATGAACTTATGACCAAAGCAAGACAGGTTGCAAACGTAGGGAGCGCGGTAGTTATCTCTGGTGGCGGCGGTGGCATCAATACAGGCACAGGAAACTATGGCGGTCTTGCAGGTGCAGGACAAGCAGGCGGCGGCGGTATGCCAGTTACAAACGTAGCAGTATTGCCAAAGGTAACTCCTAATCTTGGTTCAAATAATTATGGTGGATTAGGCGGAGCAGGCATTTATGGCGGCGGCGGAGCGCCAGTCATCGTTCAGATTGACGGCAAGGCAGTAGCCTCTGCATTACAGGATTCATCTCTTTCAGGAATCGGATCATCAGTTAATCGAATTACAAGCGAGAGATAAATGGCGCTACCAGCAAACATCTCGGTATCCTTCGACTTCTCATCCGGTGCAACCTTTGGTTATCCCTTTACCATTGGCGACTCTAAGTATGGAATTCTAGGTACTGGGACGCTGGCAGGTTCTACAGTTCCAGAACCAATAGTTGACTTAACTCCTAACGTTCGTAGCATTACGATTGATCGTGGTCGCAATATCCAGTCCGATACTTATGTATCAGGCACAGCAGTTATAAGAGTCTATGATCAAGATGGCTCATGGAATCCACAGAACGTAAATTCAGTTTATTACCCATACCTAGTGCCACTTCGCAAGATTCGTGTATCAGCCACAACAGCCACATCTCAAAAGTTTTTATTCTCCGGCTACACAACAGAGTATAGATATACCTATGATCAAGCAGAAAACGTAGGCTATGTGGATATCTACGCGGCTGACGCTTTCCGCTTATTTAACCTAGCCCAGGTCACAACTGTGGCAGACTCTGGTGCAGGACAGGCAACAGGCACACGCATAGGCAAGATTCTTGACCAGATTCAATTTCCCAGCAGCATGAGAACTGTTAGCACCGGCAATTCACTTTGCCAGGCTGACCCAGGCACACTCCGCTTGTCCTTAGAAGCTCTTAAGAATGTCGAGTTCTCCGAGCAGGGCGCGTTCTACATAGACGGGTCAGGCACAGCCATATTCAAGAGCCGCAATGAAGTAGCCTCATCTATCTCTGGCACTCCTATTGAGTTCAACCAAACTACCGGTATTCCTTATCGCAACCTAGTGTTTGCCTTTGATGACAAGCTCATCATAAACACAGCCAGTATTCAGCGCATAGGCGGCACAGCGCAGACTTATCAAAACGCCGCTAGCGTGACCAGGTACTTCCCTCATCAATATTCAGCACAGAAACTTGTCATTGATACAGATGCCAATGCCCTTAATATTGCTGCAACCTATGTGGCTACCAGAGCAGAGACAGTTATCCGCATCGATGCCATGACTGTTGATCTACTAGATACAGCAGTCCCGACAGACACAATGATTGGCTTGGAGTATTTCACCAACGTCAGAATCTCAAACGTCCAACCGGACAATTCAACCATTGTCAAGACCTTGCAGGTGCAGGGGCTTAAATGGGAAATTAGTCCAAATGCAATGCAGGTAACAGTTACAACACTTGAGCCCATCGTCGATGGATTCATCATCGGCAGCGCAGAACGCGGTATAATTGGCGCGTCTGCAATGACTTACTAGGAGATATAAATGGCAACAGGCTTTCCAAGCGCAACGGGAGATATCCTCACAGCGGCAATGTTCAACGGGCTTATTACTTTTACTGTTGGATCAGACCAGACAGCGGATTACACAGCAGTATTAACTGACCAATACCAGACTTTAGTGCCTATGAACAAAGCAACAGCGGTAGCCTTTAAGATTCCTACCAATGCCTCAGTAGCCTTCCCAGTAGGCACAGCAATCACAATCCTTAACAAAGGTGCAGGAACAGTCACAATCAGCGCAGTCACCTCTGGCACAACCACAGTTCTTTCAGCCGGTGCAGTAGCGGCTTCTCCTACCTTGGCTCAATACAAAACAGCAGTTTGCATTCAAACCGCGGTAAATGTTTGGTATGTCGCAGGAGCAATTGGGTAATGATTGGTTGCATCACAGCAGGGCTAATTAGTCCAACTACTCCAGCCTTGGCAGTAACAGGCGGCACTTTATTTACATCAGGTGGATTTAACTATAGAGTGTTTAGCAGCAATGGCACTTTAGGCGTAACTGGTGGAACATTAACAGCCGACATCTTAGTTATCGCAGGCGGAGGGGGTGGTGGTGGTAGTTACGGCGGCGGCGGTGGTTCAGGCGGACTTGCTTACTATTCATCACAATCTTTGACTGCAAATAATTACACATGCACAGTTGGTTCAGGTGGAACTAAAGGAACTTCTAATGTAATTCAAGCTACTCAAGGCAGTAATTCAACATTCGGATCACTAACTTCCGCAGTAGGCGGTGGCTTTGGTTCTTACAACGGAGCCGGTGGTTCAGGCGGTTCAGGCGGCGGTGCACGAGGTGGTACTAGTGCTTCTTACTCTGGCGGTAGCGCTACTTCAGGTCAAGGTAATTCTGGTGGTGCTAACTCTACTTCTGCCAACAATTACGGCGCAGGCGGCGGTGGTGGTGCAGCAGCAGCAGGGTATTCTGGAACAGGCAGCGCCGGCGGTTCAGGCGGTGGTGGTTCAAGTACCTATTCATCATGGGGAACAGCAACAGGCTATGGTCAAAATGTATCTGGTACTTATTATTTTGCAGGCGGCGGCGGTGGTGGTGTATATGATGCTGGAACCCCTGGAACAGGCGCAAACGGCGGTGGTGGAACTGCCGGCACAAACAATGTTCAAAATGCTGTTGACGGTCTCGCTAATACAGGCGGCGGCGGTGGTGGCGCTTCTGGCACGAGTGGGATTTACAACGGCGCAAACGGCGGTTCAGGAATCATTATTGTGAGGTACGCAGCATGAGTAACTGGGCTGAATTAGATTCTGACAATAAAGTTATTAGAGTATTAGTTGGTGATAATAACGACCCAGCAGGAGATGAAGGTTACAAATGGCTAATCGATAATCTTGGTGGCACATGGATTAAGACTTCATACAATTCTAAAATTAGATTCAACTTTGCAGGGGCTGGATATTCTTACAATCCAATAGATGATGCCTTCATTGCTCCTGCTCCTTGCAAACATAACACTTTATTATTAAATGATAAGAAACGATGGGAGTGTGCTGATTGTGACGCCGAAGCTCTGCAAAGCCGCCCAACAGCTTAGACTGCAAGTGGATGATACTTACCCGGATAGAGATAGAACCTCGGACGGCTGGATTGGCGACACTCGTCATTCAGCACGTCCTTCTGACCACAATCCTGATGCAGCAGGTATCGTCAGAGCGATTGATATTGACAGGGATTTATCTGGAAAGGCAAAGCCTGACCTCATGCCTGACCTTGCGGATCAGATACGACTCTTTGCAAAGTCTGACCCAAGCAAACGTATTGCGTACCTTATCTTCGCAGGAAAAATTGCATCGCCTCGCATGGGGTGGCGTTTCAGAAAGTATTCTGGAATTAACGCGCATAACCATCATTGCCATATCTCTTTCACTAAGAAGGGCGATGCAGATGGCTCGTTCTTTAATATCCCAATGATAGGCGGCACAGCATGAACATGAAGCACCCAGCAATTATCTCAATCGGAGCGTTCCTAGCAGTATGGGGAACTACCTCTAACTTCTCACTTGACTATCGTGCAATCCTTGGTTCAGTCGTAGCTGGCGTATTTGGATACGCAACACCTAAACGATGACCGCACAGGACTACGCGGCATTATCAGTCGCTATCATCTCAATCCTTGGCGGCGTTGCAGCTTATGTCCAGTTTATGATTAAGCATTACTTGTCAGAGTTACGACCTAACGGCGGCTCATCTATAAAGGATCAGGTTAATCGACTAGAAGCGCGTGTCGATACAATCATTGAACTGTTAGGTAAGTAACACTTATACTATGGCTAAGAAAAAGGTCATAGACCTAGACACCTACAACGCTCTAGATGCGTGGGCAATATCCCTGCATGAAATGTACAGAGCATTG